CCGCTGGCACCCAAGAAAGGATTTCCATTGAGGGAAGTATTTGATGTCGAAGTCGTCGAGAACGATGTAGTTGGCATCTCCGTCCCAGTCGTCCAAATTGAACTGTCCACAGAAGTACATATGTCTTCCGAGAGATCTTGCCCATTCGGTCTTTCCATACCGAGATACGGATATAACCACGAGAGACTTTGGTCTACCTTCTACTCAGATAGCAGAGTTAGCAGCGGCTGGGGAGGGGACTGGGGCCCCCCCCAGACAAGACAGGAGCCAATATAGGCATGAGTTGGATACAAACCTACGTTAGAGAGATTAGTCCCTACCCAGTTGAGAAGTCCAGCCGGTTCATCGAAGCTCGTGTACGGTGGTACGTACGGAGCGCGTTCCTCTCTCCAATAGTGCGCAGCGAATTGTTGCACTCGTTCGAGATGCAAAACAGCGTCGCGAGGATAGTGTTGAATAACGCCAGCCAGAAACTCGTCAGCCCCTCTGGAGTCTGCAATAAGCTGGCCGTATCGGACGGTAGTAGATGACGTTGCCTCGCAATTCCCGATATAATCTCCGCCCTTCTGGCAGTACTTAAGAACACTGGCTCTGTTTCGAACGGATTGAATGTTAGGGTGCTGTCCAGCCACGTCAAAATGTCGCTCGTCTCTGACGTCGAGTCTGTCGGCCCACTCAGCGTAAGCGTGAAGATGATTTCCCCCGTCCTCATGCTGTTCCAACCCAACGCAATACCAGAGAGCACCTCTGTCGTCCCTGAGGAATTCAAGAAGCTGCTCCTTGGTGAGGTCGCCGCATCTGGGATAGGTGAGGAACGCGCGTTTTGCATTGAAGCGGAAAGGCATTGACCGGCGGGCTGTTAATATTACCAGCCCGCAAAGCGGAAAGCGGGACCTTTATATAAGTATAAATGCTGCGCAATCGAAATGTTGTTGGATGGCATTCCCTGCTGGTTCTCTTGCACCAATCGCGATAGCTGGAATTGGTGGTGTTGCCTCTTCTGGATTTGCACTCTACGACGATTGGCGACATAACAAGCAAGCGTACGCTAAGAAGCGCAAGCAAGTTTCAAACCTGTTTTCCTCACGCAAAAGGCAACTCGTTTGGCACCGCGGTGGAATTTACAAGCGTCCACGTTTAGCTCTTATTGGTGGACCGTCTCGTGCGCAATTAATTAGTGCGCGTCGTATGCCCCGTTTTAGACGCACTTTCAGAAGGCGTCGCAATGGTTTCAAGAAGAAGTCGTTCGGCCGCCGCCGCTCGAAGAAGAGTTTTAATCGTCGTGTTGCGTTTGCCTCAGAACCGAAATCGATGGAATATTGCGTCCTTAACGACCAGACTCTCGCAACTGGTGATGCAACCTCCAAGGTCGGTATCATATGGACGCCCATCTGTAACCTCCGTCAGGGAATCCAGAAGGATCAATTCCTTGGCTCCTCCATCTTCGCCCGTGGTGTGTCGGTGCGTGCCGCGTTCGCAAACAATACAGACTTCCAGGGTCTGAAAGTGCGTATGATCATGTTCCGTAGCCGTATGCGTTCCAGTAATATGGAAACTGTCGGTGCTACTATGACGAGCGCTACCACACCTGATACCGTACCGACTCAGACAGCCGATACCGGGTTTCTAAACCCACCAATTTTCTCGTATAGTACCAATCCTGAACGTTACGTTGGAGTGAACGGTGCAGATAAGTTCGATACCACGAACATCAAGATTATGAAGGTTAAACACGCCACCATTAATCCTGGTGGTGCTGGTGGAATGCCCAACATAGTCAAGTGGTGGTTCCCAATCAACAAACGGATTGTCTTTGATGATCCAGCGGAAGCAGACCTTTCTGCCACAGCTCCTCATGGTAAATGGGGTGACATCTACTTGTTTATGCAAGTATTTGGTCCTTTGGCTAGTGATATAGGCACGGCCACCACTGTTCGTTTCGACATGAAACAAGAGCTTTATTTCAGAGATTGAATAAAGGTTTATCTAGCTCCACAAACTCACAATTTAGATCAAGCCATCCTCTTGAATATGGAAGAGATCCTCGAGGGTCAAACTCGGGGTTGCATAGCCAGATAGTAGGCTTTCCCCAGTCGACGGTTCGTTTTTTACGGTATTTGTCGGTGAGTACGAAGTTCCGCTGGCACCCAAGAAAGGATTTCCATTGAGGGAAGTATTTGATGTCGAAGTCGTCGAGAACGATGTAGTTGGCATCTCCGTCCCAGTCGTCCAAATTGAACTGTCCACAGAAGTACATA